TAGGACTGTTTCTATGCGTTCGCCTGATGTCTCTGGGGTGACGTTTAGTTCGTCTAGGAATGTTTGTGCAAGTAGGTAGAACTGGTCAGCGCAATACACGGTCACGGTGTCCAGACCGCCGAGTGCGAAGTTGTAGTCATAATTGACGACATACCCGCTAAACAATGACTCGGGAACATCAGTTGAGCTGTAACGGATTAGTCGCACTTCGCGCAATGGGGCAAGCCCAGGCTTTGCTTGTGGGGTGTCGTAGTACGGGCTGTTTTGGTCAAACGGGTTGAAAATGCCGTCCACGTCTTGAATGGTGAATGTCATGGTGCCAGCGCTGAACTGATCGCCCACGTCACGGCGACCGCGCCGCACATTGACGTTTGTTACCGAGTCCATCACATCGGCAAACTCGGTGGTGCCGTCCAGCACGTATTCGGTGTTATTAAGTACGCCTTTTACAGCATCGTCAAGAATAAACGAATCTTGCAAAAACCCTGTGGCGATCTGCAGGTCATAGTTGCCAGAATTGACGACTGCTACGCCTGGCATCAGGCCACCTGTAACTGCAACGGCCCAGCGCTACGCGAATAGGCGCGCAAAGCGTTAACGACCGACTCACCGATTTCGGCGCTAGTAGCAAGTCCGCCTGTGACGTTGATCGTCACTCCCCCGCCGCTATTCATGCGATCTAACGGCACTACGGCTTCTGGGCCTGCCTCGCCAATTAGGGCAAGAGTAGGGGAGCTGACAATGCCACCCTCGGCCATGCGCGGGATGTTTGGCATAGATGATGTAGGTTTCGGCGCGCTAGGAATCAATTTTGAAAAGTCAATCCCATCAAGAATGTTTGCCACGTTGCCAATTACTGGCATTGCAAGTCCGCCGAGGATTCTTGCTGCAAGACCTCCAATGCTGTTGATTCGCTCAGCTGCATCAACAAGTTTGTTAAACGCCAAAGCCAAGCCGATAACTGCAGCCGTTGCCAAAATAAACGGGTTAGTAGCCAAAGCAATGTTTAACGCAACTACGGCGGCGGCAATTGCGCCGATGGTTATGGCGATTCGAGTAAACACTTCTGGGTTGTTTTGTGCCCAATCTGCAAACTTTTGCATGTATGGCAGAACTTCCTCAAGCACAGGCAAAAACGCTGCGCCAATTCCTTCTTTGGTTTCGGCAATTGAGTTTTTAAAGATTGCCATTTTCCCTGCAGCGGTTTCAGCATTCTTTGCTACCGCGCCGCCAAAGGTTCCACCGAGCACATCCATGACTTCCTCAAGGGTTGCGCCTTCTTTAATCATTGTTGCCATTTCTGGGGTTAATGATCGGAGCGCCTTAAAGTTGCCTTGGTATGCCTTTGCCAATGCGTCGGCCACCGTGGTGCTGTCCATCTGTAACGCCGTGCTGATGTCCATTACCAGGTTCATGTCCTTCATGGCCAAGTCAACGTCTTTTGTACCGCGCACTAAAGCTTCTAATGACTTGCGATATTCCGTGTCAGCAATGCCAGACGCTCGAGACATTGCGCTGATCTGATCTTCAATCTGTGCGGTCTGTGCAGCACCCGCGCCAGTCACATTTTGCAAAGTAAGCGCTAACGCCGCCTGCTCTTGCTGATCTTCCATTGCAGCTTTAGTTGCGTCACCAAGCGCCAACGCCAAACCGCCAAGCGCCGCAGCTGCCGGCACCGCAGCCTTCTTAATTGCAAACTGGGCTTTTTCCGATGTTGTTTCCAGTTGCTTAAATTGGGCAATAGCCTTCTTAATCCCTTTGCCGTCAAACTCTGAAATGATCGGGATATTGATTGCCATTACGCGGTCTCTCTGTTCGCTTCATCCATGACGCGCTTGACCAGTTGCTCCATCTCGGACATGACATCACTTTGGCGTTGCTCGTACGTTTTCCACATTACTCGCGAACGACTGCCATAGCGTGCAGTTAGCGCCCGCCCTAATGAGCCAGCCATGGACGTGTCAAACATTGTGCCAGTCGCGCCTTTCCATTGAATGGCAAACGTGCCGACATTGGTTTTGTTTCCGCTGTATTCCTTGATTGCTCGAGTATTGATCTTTGCAGCGATCTTCTGCTTCATGCCAGGTATCCACGGCAAGATCTGGAACCCTGATCGGGTTTGCCAATTGCGCGCCATACCAGACAGAGGGACGCCAGTAGGCACAAGTTTGTTTGCATCGTCAATAACAGGCTGAACAATCTGTTTGTAACTTGTTGTAATTTCTCGGCGCAGGTTTCTGTCAATCTTGTTAAGGGTCTTCAAAGCATCCTTAAGCCCGACGACCTCAACCTTTGCCGATACTTCCGCCACGTTATCTCCGTTTTTTGTTTGCCTCGTTAAGCACTTTAATGACCGTTGCTATATCTCGAGCGTCAAACACAATGTCGCTAGGCCACCAACCGACCGCGACCAAAATCTCTGCTAATTGGCGGCGGTAGGTGCCGCGTCCGTAGGGTTTGGGTCAGTCTCGTCCAATACCGGAATGATCTCCAGCTCTGGGTTTTTGCTAATCCATTCGCGCCAGTTGTCGCCGACTTGCTCACCTTTAAGTTTCAAGATCGTGTGCATCCAACAGCAGTAATCGCTGTAAAGCGGGTTAGTTGATAGTTGCTGAATGTTGCGACGCTCAAGCCGTTCCCATTCCGTTACTACAAACAGGTTTGTGTAGTAGTACTCGGGCGCGCTGTCGGCGTTGCGCTTTAACTGCAATTTGATTTTCATGGTTCTCCTATGTCGGCTTGGAGCCGTTGTTTATCAGGTTACGTCGATTGTGTACGAGCCGCCCTGTAGCTCTATCTCGTAAACTGAAAGCTCTCCAAGGGAGGCGTTGATGACAGGTAGCGAACTCATGAAAGTCTCGGTTAGTTCAAACCCTGGATTCGTTGCCGAGTTAGCACCAGACGCTGGAGTCACTTTGATGTAACACTTTGTGCCGAGAAGCGCTGACAAAACCGAGTAAGACTCACTTGTCGCATAGCTCGCATAAATGCTTAACGTACAGGTATTTGAAAAGAGGCCCCCCGTCATGGTGCGGGAATTTTGGCCGAACGCCGTGTCTTCAAGGGCTTCCTTGGTTACAACGAGGCTGCAAGCAGAAACCATATCGGTGATGTCGGTCGTTGACGCGCTAGTGGCGCCGATCAATACGACTGGGTTTGAAAGGTAAGTTGATGTTGGCATTTGGTGCTCCTTAGTTCTGTTCTGATAGTAGATGATTTGTGTTGCTTAGTTGTGGATTACGAAGTCTGGGCTTGGATAGCGCAATCAAGGTCGTAGCACGGATACAACGCGCCACCGATCTCAAGGCTTGACGGACGGCCACCCATCACGATGATTTTGGAGCCAAGCACGGTTGCAACAATGCTAAGAATCTGACGCAGTACCGGCAGACCTGCTGGGCCCGACCCGATCACTTTGACAGGGAACTCAAGGCGTATCACGTTGCCGTTACCTGCAAAAGTCGTAAAGTTTGGCGCGTCTAAATAAACCGAGTTACTAACAAGTTTGGTTGCATCATTTATTACACGGAGCCCAGTTACCGCGGTCAGCGTTGCGGTGACGTCATCAATCGCTTCGTTAAACAGGTCGGTGTAGGACATTAGGCAACCGCTGGACGTGGGATGCCAAGCAGCTGCTTGACGATCGGGGTCAGGCTTTGCTGTGGCGCCGAGCCCATGCCGTCAAACGTGGCGTAGGTTGCCTCTATTGACCCTCTAGAGCGCCACAGAGCGGCGCAATACATCAAGGTGCCCAATGTTGCGTCTCCGCCTGGCGAGGTCGTTAGGGAGTCAATGTAATTTGACTCCTGTCTCCTGCGATAACAAAACTGGTTGCCAGCCGACACCGATTGCGTGAGCAACGTGTAATCGTCTGACGGGTTCGTAATAGTGATGCCAAGATAAGACATGACCTGCGCGGCCGTCACCCAAGTGCAAACAGGGTCATACGAAACGGTGCCAGATGCGGCGGTGCGCTCAACATCATCGGCAGTCTTTGCAAATAGCACTTGATCAGCAATAGGCAACTGGTAGTCGTACAGCAGGTCGCCCTGACTGTCAACGCCAATAAACAAATACTGTGGCAATGCGCGCACGCTATAAGTGCCGTTAAATGTGGCGTCAACGCCTGCAACCGTAATTGACTGGCCGACTGCA